ATGTACTACAGATATTATGAGAACAAACTTTGATGCTTAACGTACATAGCAATACAGTATAGTGTAAAGTTTATGTTTTGTTTGTTATCGTAGTTAAGGTAGCTGATTTGCAATGCAGAATAATTCTGGTTAATCCAATCGTAGAGTTTTTCGTAATGTTCCATTTTGTGTGGGGTTTTTTGTTTGTCGGGAATTTTTGTCGGGATTTTTTTGTGGCGCGGAAATTTTTGGCGGTCGGGAATTTTTGGCGGTCGGGAATTTTTGGGGGTTTTTGGGATTTTTGGCGGTTAGGGATTTTTGGGGTTTTTGTCGGTTTGGGGCATTTGAGGTGGTAATCGATGTTGAGCCATCGATGTTGCGCCATCGATGTTGTAACATTTACTTTTGAGGCTGTCCTGGTGGTGTGGTTTGAGCATTGGGTAACTTGTTTGGGTTAAATGCATTCAGGACCTAAATACCTGGTTAAATGCATTCAGGACCTAAATACCTGGTTAATGGCATGCAGGACCTAAATACCTGGTTAAATGCATTCAGGACCTAAATACCTGGTTAATGGCATGCAGGACCTAAATACCTGGTTAAATGCATTCAGGACCTAAATACATGGTTAATGGCATTCAGGACCTAAATACCTGGTTAATGGCATGCAGGACCTAAATACCTGGTTAAATGCATTCAGGACCTAAATACCTGGTTAAATGCATTCAGGACCTAAATACCTGGTTAAATGCATTCAGGACCTAAATACCTGGTTAAATGCATATAGGACCTAAATACCTGGTTAATGGCATGCAGGAACTAAATACCTGGTTAATTATAGGTTAATACAAAAAAAGCGCAATTTTATGCGCTTTAATTGTTTCGGTCTTATGACCTCATCAGTTAACCCCTTGCCTGTATTGGCTGCAATTGATATAAATGTTGATCGTAGAATAAACGATAAACAATATTAAATTTTTCATCCTCTATATTAATACATGAACACTGGCCAATTTCAGTGTTAAATGAACTATGTGACAAATAAAGGCCTTTATCAATATTTGTAACGATTAAGCCCCATTCAGTAGCTTTGAGATAAGATAAAAAGTAAATATTCATAGTATTAAAATTTAGTAATTTATAAGCTATATTGATCCTGCAATTGTCCAATAATTAAGCCGGCGATAATTAGCGCAATGATCAATTTAAGTAAAGATTTATCTATTTTCATGGCTGTAATTTAAAGAGATGAAATTATCAAAATAGGCATTCTCTTGTGCTTCAATGAATTGCTTTGTACTATAGCATTCATTTAGATTGTCTATGTATTTTTTTGAATATACTTTGCGCTCTTTATAGTCATAGTACATTAATTCACCTTTGTTGATCTTTGCGCCTGTTTTATGGCATTTACTGCTAAATTTTGCTGTTAATAATTTCATAATTTAGTAAAAATTAAATGTGACTTAATCCAATCCTTTGAAACTTGTTTTTTTTCCAATTCGGTTAAAATTGCTTTTTTAACATCCTGAGCGGTTACCTTTTTAGGTTTCTTTGTTGTTTCTTTTTTCATTGTATTAATATTGATTGATTACAAAGCCTGATTGATCTTTTTTTGCATCGCCTTTCGCCTTTAATCCAACAATAACGCGGGCCGGATCAAAGTAACGTAAGTCGGATTCATCCCCATTTATGACAGGAATTCCGCCGTATGTATCCGGCAATTCAGCTGCAAAAACTGCCGCAATGTTGCCGCCTAAACTGATTACCTCTAAACACTCGTCAAAATTGCTTTCAGACTTACTAAATGTTAATTTGTAGTTTGTACCAAAATAGCGTTTGAAAACATTAATATTTTTGGTGTAATCGTAAAATAAAAGATTCGAATATGTTGAGCTAAGAAAATTTATTCCCGTATACCTTTGTAATAAGTCTAAATGATCTATGTCAGATGTCCCATTTAACCGGATTGCAATTTGTTGAAATGTACCGTTATTCAAGTCGGTTGCTTTGTCATGAATGCGCATGATCTCATTTGCCAATTGAATGTAAAAAGCTTGGCGATCATATGCCCAAAATTTAGCCTTATTAATACGAGATAGTTGCACATTTGAGAAGCGACCACGACCGGCGGAATATAGGCAAGCTGCTTTACATCCTGCGCTTGCCATAGGGCAAAGGTTATGCGTCCCGATAATATCAGATGGCGCGAGATACAAAATAAATGTTGTTAGCTCGTTTTTCGCTGTTTTGCTGTTTGTTGATCCCTCAGAAAGTAAATTTTTTACAGGCTTGTAAGATGGCTGAATTGCTTTTTTAGTTTGTTGCATGATGTTGTTTTTTGTAGTGTTATAAATTAAATGATATTCCATGCGCTAAGGTTAAAAAGAATAATACCGGCGAAAATTGCGATAATGGCGAAAATTGCTTTCATGATGTTGTGTTTTTTGTTTGTGTTAATATTTATACAAATATAGTATAGTATATCAATATAATATCAATGATGTAAAAATATATTTAAATATTTATTTTAATAATATATAAGTAAATAAATATCAATGAATTATATTAATTGTGTTTATTTTTGATTACATGAAAAGAAAAGGATTCTATATTAAAAAGGCTGAAAATGGCCTGTATTTAAATATTTTCAAAGCGGATTTTGTTGAATATATAAACGGTCAACATGGCGACTGGATCAAGTTTAAGATATTTGAGAAGGTTGACGATCCCAAGGGATTTACCCACAATATGGAAGTAATACAGCAAAAAGAAAAGCCTACAAATATTGTAGACTAATATAGTCTATCATTTTTGTAGATTATTGATTAACAACACACGAACACATTTGAAACCAAACTGAAAACCAAAACTATGTTAGCTGACAAAACCCTGGACAAACTGATTGAGAAGCGAAAAGAAAATAGAGGAGGCCCGCGCCCTGGATCAGGTAGGAAGCGTAAACTGGAGGAGGAGGAAATAATACAGCGACTTGATCCAATGGCTTCGGATGTTTTCGCAAAGCTACATGAGAAGATCAAAGAGGGCGACATGAAGGCTATTCAGCTATTCTGTGCGTATTATATTGGGTTACCTACCCAAAAGATTGAGTCAAAGATTGAAGGCAACCTAAACCAGATCGCAATAGAGATAATCAAGCCTAACATACTACTGCAAGACAACCGAACAGTTCAAATAGATGACAATAAGGCAGAATAAATATACATTATAAGTATCTATATTTATAATGTATTGATATGTAAGCAGTTAAGTGCCTACTTAACATAATATTAGTTATAAGGTAACCAACTTTTTGCACTGTATTGGCAAGGTAGACGGGTAAGGCCTGGCACAATGGGGGGGACTTAAAGGATTTTTTTTTGGGCCGAGCCGATATAAAGACAAATTTTTGAAAGTCCCCAAACCAACCTTTATAAATCTTATATATACGATGACCCCCTTTTCGCCCATAGTTTTCAGTTCGCAAACTGCAAACCAAATTTTTTTTTATTTTTTAAACTTACCTTTGGTTGACCCAACTATGACTCAAATAAAACTAATACAATGAACGCCACTCTCCAGACCAACAAAATCTACGAAATCCTCAACGAAAGCGATAAACGTATCTCTGTCATGCAAGGAGGATCTCGTTCAGGCAAGACATACAACATACTTATCTGGTTCATTGTGAAGTTGCTTCAAGAAAACAACAAGACTCTCACTATTGTCAGGCAATCACTCCCATCCATTAAGGGTTCTGTTCTCAGGGACTTTGTGGACATATTAACAAAACTTAACATATATTCAGAGGACAACCACAATAAGACTGAGCAGATATATTCCTTAAATGGTAATACGATTGAGTTTGTGAGTGCCGACCAACCTCAAAAGATTAGGGGTAGGGCAAGAACGTACTTATTCTGCAATGAGGCAAATGAACTGTCCTACGAGGCTTGGATGCAGTTGATTATGCGTACCGAGGGTAAGATAGTGATTGACTACAATCCATCTGATGTGGCAAGTTGGATTTACGATAGTGTTATTCCAAGGGATGATGCTGACTTTAACATCACTACTTTTAGAGATAACCCCTTCCTCCCTAAAGAATTGGTTGACGAATTAGAACGTTTGAAGGATGCCGACCCTAACTACTGGCAGATTTACGGCCTTGGTGAACGTGGATTGAGCCAAGATTTGATATATACGCATTATAGGACTACGGCAGAGATGCCAGAAGATGGTGAGATAGTGTATGGTCTTGACTTTGGGTTCAACGTGCCAAGTGCATTGGTTAAGGTTATGTTTGTTGAGGGTGCTGCCTATGCGCAGGAATTACTCTACGAAACCAGGTTGACCACAAATGATTTGGTGGATAGGCTAAAGGTTCTTAATATTGACCCGTACGATGAGATATTTTGCGATGCAGCAGAGCCAAAGACAATTGAGGAGTTGGTAAGGAATGGGTTTAATGCCAAGCACGCAAACAAAGATGTGACGGAGGGAATTAGGACTATAAAAGGCACTCCCTTGTTTATTCAGCAAGATAGTGTAAATTTACTAAAGGAATTGAAGAATTATCGGTGGAAAACCGATAGAAATGGCAATAAACTTGATTCACCCGTAAAGTTTGGTGACCACATACTTGATGCCCTAAGATATAGCATTTTTAGCAAGTTAACAATCCCTAAGATAACTTGGGGAGCAATATAAAAAAAATGGGTCTATTTGATATTTTTGGTAAGAAGAAGGGGTTGAGTCCAAAGCAGAATGTTCCTCCTTCGTTTCAAGGTATAAATGGTGCGGTCTTACAACAATACAATCAAGAGTCTTATGTGATGGATGGATACCTCGGCAATGCTGATGTGTATGCCATTGTCAGCTTTCTTGCACGAAAGTCGGCAAGTATTCCTTGGTATGTGTACCGACTCAACAATGGCGAGAAAGCCAGAACATCATTGATGAGATACAAGCAACTCTCTCGTGGATTGCAAGCAGGTCAAGGCGCATACGAGCAAGCCATCCTTGCAAGGAAGAACGCTTACTCTGAGAACGTAGTGATGGACACACCTCTTTCTAAACTATTGGAAAGACCCAACCCATCTCAAGCGCAGGATCAGTTCCTTGAGAATCTAATTGGTTACCATTTCTTATCTGGTGAGGGTAACATCTATGGCAACACAGGAATAAGTGGAAACAAGGTTTTGGAGATGTTCGTTCTCCCGACACAGTTCCTTGACATATACCCAGACCCAAATGACCTGTATGGCATCCTTGGGTATAAGCTAATGGTTGACCAAGGCATTGACATAGAGAAAAGTAGGGTGTGCCAATGGAAAACATGGAACCCAGACTTTAACTCAAGCACAAGGTCACATCTTAGAGGACTATCACCCCTAAGAGCATCTTACAAGACCCTAAGAATGTCAAACGCTGCTGCTGATGCATCTG